ACAAAACAGATGATAAAAAAACACAATATAAAAATGGTTGTGCTAGATCATTTAGGCTTTTTAAGAAGCGGCGAAAAGACTGAAAACAGATTGAATGAAGTGAAACTAATATCTCGAACACTAAAACAGATTGCAAAGGATTTTAAAATTCCAGTATTAACTTTATGCCAACTCAATAGAAACAATGAATCGAAGGGTGATAAACGACCACAACTAAGTGATTTAAGAGAGTCAGGAGACATTGAACAAGATGCTGATTGTGTTATGATGTTATATAGAGAGGGTTATTACAATCCAGATCATGCAGATAAGAATATTATGGAAATACTTTTTCGGAAACAAAGGAATGGGCCAACAGGTATTGGAAAGGTTTTATTTTATCCAGAAACCATGACAATACAGGACATAGAAAAGCATGGTGAAAATCATGAAGGAAGGCAATTTTGAAAAATCATCCTGAATCAGACCTGCAAAAATTATGCGTAAAATATTTGATGTTAGCTCATCCGCATTGTTTTTTTTACCATAGCCCCAATGAAGGCAAGCGAAGCCCACAGTATTGGAATTGGCTTAAAAGTCTAGGTACAAAAACAGGGATGCTTGATTTATTGATCTTTGATGCAAAAAAAGGTTTTAATGGGTTAGCAATAGAACTGAAAAGTGGAAAGGGGACACTAACAAAAAATCAAAAAGATATGATAAAGAATTTTGAGTTAGTAAACTGGCAGGTGTATATTTGCAGTAGTTTTGAGAGTTTTCAAAAGGCAGTGGATGATTATTTTTCAAAAGCATGGTAGGATGAAAGTGAGAATAGGGAGGATAGTATGACAGTAGAATCATTAGCAAAAGGAGAAAGTCTCAAAAGAGAAATAGAAAAAACAAGCAATCTTCTATGGGTTATAAAAAATGAACCCAGGAATATTGGATTGTATGTAGAAACAGACTCAAAAAATGATTATGGACGAACGTATTTTAAAGAATGTTTTCCAGAAATTAATCAATATTTACAACCATTAGTAGAAGAAAAACTGAAAGGGTTGAAAAAAAGATTTGAAGATTTGTAAATAGAGTTAATCAACTTCAACTTGAAAAGCAATAACTTGAAAATAGAGTTAATCTATTAATACATAATAGAAGAGCTAAAAGAGATAGTAAAAGAAATGAAATGCAAAAAAATACGAAAACATATTATGGCGGGGCTATTTATACATTGATTTTTTATGATAAATTGGATTGACAAAGCAGTTATTTTATATTAAACTATAATTGTCCTATATTAGACTAACACCTAAAATCAAGGGCAAAAACAGATAATTGATTGACCGTGTTAGCATTGAGAGCAATTTCAATGGGTTGATTGATTATCTGTTTTTTTTTGGGGGGTTTTATGAATTGTGATGGAATGACAATTAAAGAATTGTCAGAAATCTTACTTGTATCAAGATCTTCAATAGAAAGATCTATTAGGAAATTTTTTCCGAATATAATGCAACATGGCAAAAAAACAATTTTAAATGAAAAAGTAGTAACTTTAATAAAAAAAGACTTAGAAAGTCATCATAATCATAATATAAATCTTTTAAATAAAAGTGATTTAAACTCTATGAAAAAATTTCTAAATTATAATAATGAGGTAAATATATGAATGAATTGAAAATAATTAACTTCTTCAGTAGTGAAGAAGTTCAAAAACAAACTAAATTAGAGATTTCTTTAAAAATTAAAGAGGGTTATGATCTTTTATTAAATCAAATAGAATTACAATCTAAAGAAAGGGGTTGATTGATTACCTATTTTTTTTTGGGAGGAGTTATGACATTACAAGGAATTGCAAAACTAACAGGTAGAAGTAAATCAACAATTTTTAGATGGTATGATTCTTGTTCTAAAATGGAACAAGAAACTCGATCTAAAATGGAACAAGCTAATAAAACACAAAAAGCTCATGATTTTACTCTAGAGGAAACTATTGAAATTATGAAGGCTGGTAAAGTAAGTGATTTTATAATTACAGCATTAATTAATGAAACAAAAAGAGTAAATGACCAAGGTCAACCTAAGACAAATGCGGTAAGTAAACTCACCGCAAATGAGGAGGTTAAAGAGCTTAAATTAATGGTTCAAAATTTAATATTGTCTATTCCAGAAATTATTAAAACTACAATTATGGCAATGCAAAATACACAAAAGCAAGTTACAGCAGACAGCATAAAAAAATTAGAACCTATAAAAGATAAAGCATATTATCAAGGTCAATGGATTGCCGATAAAATAAGGAAAGCAGATGAGAGAAAAAAAATAGCTAAAGAAGATGAAATGGATTTATTTCAATGAAACTAAAAGGACGTGTCATAAAAACCTTTGATAAAATGGTTTATATAGAGGTTCTAAAACCTCACTCACTAAAAGACAATCAACCAGTTAAAATAGAATTTCAGCCAGATAATGCAAACCAACAATTAAGAGGACTTCTCTGGGAATTAATAAGTTTTCTTGCAAGGGAAATCGGTTATACACCCGATCAAATGTATGGTGTCATGAAGGATGTTTTAAGAATGTACGAAATTGTTTACCTACCGAATGGTGAAATGGTGAAAGTCTATCAAAGCACTGCAAACGGAGAGATTGACGATAAACAACTAAGCGAAGTATATAACAATTTAGAGCGGTGGGCTATTGACGAAGGGTATAATATAGAGCCTTTTATACAGCAACATTTAATGATTCGGGAGTTAAGTGGAAAGTAATTTCAGAAAAGCATTGACAAAAACTTTATTTATGTTAAAATAAATAAAAAAGAGGGCGTGAAGTGGGGGATTTATACTTAAATAAACTTTTACGGATTGTTGATAATAATGCAATTCAGAGGTGTAAAGAGAGGGGGATTTGTGAAGTATGCGGGTTGGAGGGGAACGATCCGCATCACATAATAACAGTAAGGTCTGGTGGTCCGGATCATGATTACAATTTAATTTGTGTTTGCAGATCATGTCATACACGATTACATGGTCCATTTTGTTCAGTTGCTAAAAATGATTTATTTAACATAGTTTCAAAACGGGAAGAAATTAATATTGACCGTTATACAATATATGAAATTATGAGGAGTAAAAATGCTAGAAACACTGATAACACCTCAAGAGATATGTATCAGAACTGATTGTAGTTTAAATGATTTTTATAAAATCCAAAAAAAGTATTATCCAGCTAAGAAACTAGATAATTTTGCTTATAGAATAAGTACTAAAACTTATCGAACATTGTGTAAATTAATAAAATCAGAAAAAAAAGAAAAAAATAGTTTAGTATTTTTAATGGTCTTTGAGGGGAGTAAACTTGTCTCGGTGGATTATGTTTATCAAGATGAAGTCAATGGTATTGTGTTGACCTTGAGAGACAAATTAGACCCAAAATGGACGGTCAAGATTAATAATAATTTAATCGAACAATCACTTTTATATCAAGAGTTTAATGTGAAGGATGGAGATAGTAAGTATTTTAAAAAAACTAACTACAAAAATTTAAGTCCTAGGAGTAAATTAAATGACTGAAATACAAGATTTGGTTTGTCCCGATTGTGGGAAAGCAAAACACTATCAAGCTAAAAGATGTTTACCATGTTCAATTATAGATAGAAAAAATAAATCCTTTAGAATCCAAGCTAATTGCATTGGTTGTGATACTTTGTTTGAAAAATATGAATGGGAAACTAAACAGTATTGTAATAAAATATGCAAAGAGATTCATCTTAAAAAAAGTGTAAAGTCGATTGTTAGTTAGTTATATTTGGTTACTTTCAAAGTTATTTGATTTTCAAATATTTTTTTGGTGTATTGCAGGGTTATTTCTGATTATATTTATTATATTATTTTGGATTATATTTTTATCACCATTAGAGGGAAATATAATTGAAGCTAAAAAAATAATTTTATGGGTATTTTTAGCATTTTTTGTGAGTAGTTTTATAGCAGTTTCAATACCCAATAAAAAGACTTTCACAGCTTTGTTTGTATCAATAAAACCCGAAGAGGTAACGAATAGCAATACTTTTAATTCAGCTTTTATAAGTGAACCGAATAGTTATATTGATTATTTAATTTCAAAATTCGATACATTAAACGATACAAATGTTGCATTTTATGTTACAATAAAAGAACCAAAAATAATGGATGGTAAAAATGAAAACACTAAGAAGCACAGACTTAAAAATTATTCTGAAGCCAATTAATGATATTATTACTTATCAAAATAATCCAAGAATGCACTCAAGAGATCAGATAAGTGCTATAAAAAAGAGTGTAGAAATATTAGGTAATAGAAAACCTATTGAAATAGATGAAAACAATGTAATAATAGCAGGGCATGGAAGGCTTGAAGCCTATAAAGAGCTTGAAATGAAAGAGGTTCCAGTTATAATTCATAGTGATATGACAGAGGATGAAAAGAAGGCTTATAGGATAGCGGACAATGAAATTGCTTTAAAATCAAATTGGGATTTTGAATTATTAGCATTAGAAATAGAAAGTATTGGTGATATTGGTTTAGATTTTGACATGTTAAATGAGAAAGATAATCCAATTGAAGAGTGGAAGTCAATGCCGGAATATCAAAACAATGTTATTGAAAAAAATAGTATTATAATTCATTTTGAAAATGATAATGATAAAAATGATTTTGCTGAATTATTAGGTCAAAAAATAACTGATGATACCAAGTATTTATGGTTCCCTAAAAAAGAAAAAGAAAATATAAAAAACATGGGGTATATGGAAAATGAATAATCCTAAATATCCAGTTTATATTATTTCAAAAGGTAGGTGGGAATCAAGATTAACAAGTAAAGCATTAGAAAAAATGAAAGTTCCTTATCATATAGTTATTGAGCCACAAGAATACGAAGAGTATTCAAAGGTAATTGATGCAAAAAAAATATTAGTTTTACCATTTAGTAATTTAGGTCTTGGAGGAATACCAGTAAGAAATTGGGTGTGGGAACATTCAATAAGCATAGGAGCTGAAAAACATTGGATTTTAGATGATAATATAAGAGCTTTCAGAAGAACAAATAATAATAAAAGAATCCAAGTTTTAGATGGTTCTAGTTTTTTAGCTTGCGAAGATTTTGTTGATAGATATGAAAATATAGCTTTAGCTGGAATGAATTACTCAATGTTTGTAATACCTGGAAAAAATGCAATGAATAAACCTTTCATATTAAATACTAGAATATATTCATGTATTTTAATAAAAAATGATATACCTTACCGATGGAGAGGACGATATAATGAAGATACTGATTTAAGTTTAAGGGCATTAAAAGATGGCTGGTGTACTGTTTTGTATTATGCCTTTATTTGTGACAAAGTACAAACCATGATTATGAAAGGTGGAAACACCGAGTCTTTGTATTTAATTAAAAATCAAGAAAAAGATGGACGTTATTTAATGGCTGAATCTTTAAAAAAACAACATCCCGATGTAACTACTATTACTAAAAAATGGGGACGTTGGCAACATCATGTTGACTATTCTAAGTTTAAAACTAATAAATTAAAAAAGAAAAAAGATATTATAATTAATGATGGTATAAATAATTATGGAATGGAATTGATTGGAGGATTAAATGGCAAAACCAAAGAGATGGGCTAGGGTAGTGGGTAGACCAACTAAACTAACACCTGAAGGTTTTCAAGAATTAGCAGACAAATTTGCACAGTATATAGATGAGACTACAATCCCAATAGTAGCGGAGTTTGCGTACTTAAATAATGTTTTAAGGGAACAACTTTATGACTGGCCTGAATTTGCTACTCTACTAAAAAGATGTAAAGAGAAAAAAGAATCACAGCTTGAAAAGGGAGCTTTAGGAAATAAAGTCAATGTTTCAATGGCTATATTTTCACTAAAACAATTGGGCTGGTCAGATAAACAGGACATTAACCTTAATAATCATTATGATGAAACTGAAATTGATAAACGTATTGCCGAACTGATGGAAAAAAATGTTAAAACTGAATGAAAAAATAGAACTTTTAAAACTACTTATTATAAAAGACCGATTAAGAATGCCCGAAAAAATGAAGGCTATTTTAAAACCAAAAAGATATAAATTTGCATGGGGTGGAAGGGGAGGAAGTAAATCAACTTCCATTGCTAAAGCTATATTATATAGAGCTAATACAGAAAAAATCAGAGTACTTTGCGGAAGGGAAATTCAAAACTCATTACAAGAATCGGTGTTTAATTTACTTACTGATTTAATCAAAAAATTAGAATACACAGACTTTGAACCTACCAAAAACATCATACGAAACAAACGAACAGAATCGGAAATTATCTTCACAGGATTTTATGGTCAGGAAAAGAAACAGACTTTGAAGTCATTAGAAGGAGTCGATATTGCATGGATTGAGGAGGCTCAAACATTGAGTAAAAACTCAATTCAGTTATTAGACCCGACTATTAGAAAAGATAAATCTGAAATTTGGTTTGGTTTTAACCGACTAATGCCAGACGATCCAGTATGGATATTCAAAGAAAAAATCCCTTCAGAATTAAAAACAGAGATTGATATAAATTATAGTGACAATCCTTATTTACCTCCAGTATTAGTTGAACAGGCTTTAAGAGATAAAGAAAATTTTGAAAAAGGATTAAATGATGATTACCCTCATATTTGGCTAGGAGATCCAATAGGATTATCGGAAAGGAATATATTTAGATTATCTGAAATTATAAATGCAATGGATAGAGAAATAAATCCAGTCGGTGAAGTTCAAATAGGAGCAGACATTGCCCGTTTTGGTGATGATAGAATAGTATTTTATAAACGTCAAGGTTTAAAAGTAATAGGTGAGAGAGTGCTAAAAAAGCTTAATCTAGTGGAAACTAGTAACCAATTAATAGAGTTTGCTAACTATAATAAAAATATACCGATAAAAATTGATGATACAGGCGTCGGCGGTGGTGTCACTGATATTTTAAAATCCAATGGGTATAATGTTGTACCTGTAAATTTTGCACAGTCACCGAATGACTCGAATAAATACCCGAATGCAATAAGTGAAATGTGGTTCAGTCTAAAAAATATGATTAACGAAGTTGAATTGTGCAATGATATTGAACTGAAAAGTGAACTAGCTACTAGAGAATGGAAAATAGATAATAAAGGGAGGCGGTGTGTTGAATCGAAAGAGGATTATAAACGACGATATTATAAAAGTCCAGATAAAGCCGATGCGGTTTTATTGTGTTTTTATGAACCAATAGTTAAAATCAATAAGGTCAAGGTTATAGATAATTTTTTTTAAAAAAAAAGGGGCTAAAATGTATTATTTGGATTTTTCAGTTTTTTATAATCGAATAAAATTAGACCTTGATTCTGGTGAAGTACCTTCACCCGAACTATTAAAAGAAATCATTATACTCAATGGAGCAGACAGAGCGAAAAAAGAAAAATTATATGCCCGCTATGTTTCAACAATTCAAGGTGCACCAATCAGAAAAAGAATTATTGATGTGGAAGGCAAGCCCAATAATAAAATAGAAAACAATTTCATGAAAAAAATAGTTAATACAAAAGTTGGCTATTATGCCAGTAAAATTGATTATCAGTTGGACAAAAACGAATATAAAATAGAGGATTCAATAAAAAATACCAGTTATATTGATCCTATTTATTATGAATATTTAGATGAACTACAGGACTTTAGTATAAGATCAAACACTAAAAAACTAGATAGTAATATTGCAAAAATGATGGGTGTTTGTGGTTATGGAGTTAAGAACCTATTTATAGTTGATAGTCAGGTTTATGCTCAAAATATTAACCCTTGGGAAACTGTTTTTATATCCGATACAGAAAGGCCAAATTATTGTTTAAGATATTATACTATTATGAATCTTAGTGAAAAAGGTTTAGTACCTAATTTAAAAATAGACTTCTATGACACTCAATACATTTATTCTTACATTGAAGAGGGAGACATTAATATTGGTGGCAATTTAAAGTTTATTTCTAAAACCCCTCATTATATGAATGGTTTGCCAATGATTCAATTTAAGAATAATCATGAGCTTTCACCTGATTGCGATGATTCAGTTTTATCCCTTATTGATGCTTATGACGTTTGTATATCAGACGGAGTGAATGAGATAGATGGGCTGGCACAAGCTTATTTGGTTCTAGTCAATATGGTGCTAGGAAATAATTCCGAGGAAGCTAAAAACACACTCACACAGATGAAACAGACTGGGGTGGTTCAAGTCGGTGAAAATGGAGAAGCCAATTTCATAACCAAAAATATTAATGATACTTTTTTTCAGAATATTTTGAATAGACTAGAACAAAATATTTATACTTTTGCAAGTTCGGTGAATTTAAACGATCAGAACTTTGCCAATAATTCTAGTGGTGTAGCTATGAAGTATAAACTTCTTGCCTTGGAAACAGTTTCAGTAATATCCGAGAACGAGTTTAAAGCAGCTACTTTAGAAATGTTTAGAATACTGACTGGATTTTGGGCTTTACAAGGTTATGAAATAGACTATCTGGATATATTTATTAACATGAAAAGAAACTTCCCTCTTGATTTAGAAAGTGAAGCCAGATCGTCCGCACAGTTAAAAGGTTTAGTTTCAGAAGAAACTAGATTGAGTCAGTTAAGTTTTATTGATGATGTGAACTATGAAATAGAAATGATGCAACAAGACCTTCAAAATGAAAATAACCCTTATAATTTGGATAATAATATAAATGATAATATTTCAATGGATAATCAAATGAAAGGTTCTATGATGGATGTAAGCACAACTGATATGACAGAGGTCATTTAATGGCTGAAAGTAAAGCGGTTATCAAACTAAGGTCAAAATATGAGAATGAACTAATTAAACAATATAAAGATGCTCTCAATTCTGTCAGAAATGAAATGGTAAAAACAGCCGAAAAGTATAGTCAGGGTGGAGTTATAAGCAAAACAGATGCTTTATTATATGCTAGGGATAAAGAATTAATACAGAACATTAATAATGAACTAAGCAAGCTTGGAGAAACCACTTTAAACCTTCAAAAAGAACTTCAAGCAGAATTATATAAACAAGGCTACTTTGAAACGATTTATAGTATTGATAAACAAACAGGCTTTGAGTTTAGTATTAATAGCAGTAATTTCGCAATATTAAACCCTGAAACCATTAGTAAATTAATAGCAGATCAGACTTTTTTAAGTGCTAGTAAAGGGCTGAATAATAGAGTTAAAAAAGTCTGATCTGCTA